TAGCCTCTCAACGCGCCGTCCAAGATGTTATTGATGACGGCATTGATCCGCCTCTTGCGCCTTACACGCTGGCAGAAAGGGCAAGGCAAAGAGTTGGCAGACCAATGGGAAGGATGTCAACTAAGGCAGGTCTGTTCGGGGATAAGCCGCTTTTGTTTACCGGCAACCTTAAGCAGTCAATCACTTATTTGGTTGAAAAATGATTAATGTCGCCGATGTGGTCATGGATGTAGATTTTGTGCAGCCAGTAACGCGCATCGTTCGAACTGAAACTGTCAATAGTTATGGCGAGTCGGTTCTGTCCAGCGTATCAAGCACAATTCAAGCGGTAGTTACTAGTCCTTCCGCACAGGAGCTTTTAAGGTTTTCTGATGCGACGGCTTACAGAAGCGCAATCAGGGTCACTACAGGCTCAAGGTTAAATGCTGATTCAGTCGGTCTTCAACCGGATTTAATTTTATATCATGGCGAGCATTACATTGTTTCTGTTACCAATGATTATTCGGATTTTGGCTTTACTCGGGCTATCTGCAACTTGATTGATATGCAGGATCAGCCTAATTAATGCCAAATTCAAGCGCAACAGGCGGGTATTTATTACCCATTGGCACGGCACCGGCAGACGACCAGGAATTAGACCGGATTTTTCACGATCTATTTGTTGGCGTTACCGGCATAGACCCAACATTAGTGCGGCCACGATGGGCGATTGAACCGGCCAACATGCCGCCATTGGGATCGTCATGGATAGCTCAGGGCGTAACAGATAGACGGGATGATGCAGTTGCTAGCCAGTTATTTGATGATGCTATCGGGATGACGGTTACGCGTAACCAAGAGCTTGACAACCTTGTGTCATTTTACGGAGTCGGCGCGGCAGCGCTGGAAGCTCTCGTAAGGGATGGGCTTTCGCTGGATCAGAACCGTGAAGCAGTTAATGCGCTCGGCATTGCCCTGGTAAAAGTCGGCAATCCCCGCAACGCCTCGATGCTGATTAACGAAAGATGGGCAAAGCGGATTGACGTGATGATTACCTTCAGGCGCTCAATTGTCAGAGATTACCCGATCTTAAGCTTAACTTCGGCCAACGTCATCGAACACGCCGAAAATATAACAACAAATATTAACGTCAACCTATAAGGCTATTGAATGTCAAATTTACCCGTTTCAAGCTTGGTTAATGTCAGTGTAAATCTGGCATCATTACCGGCGCAGGCTCAGAGCCCATCAAATCTGCTTATCCTGGGCAGTTCAGATATTATCGACACAACACAGCGCTTACGCATCTATAGTACTCTGGCTGGTGTTGCTGGTGACTTCGGCACCTCGGCACCGGAATACTTGGCGGCGGCTGAATGGCTCGGGCAGTCTCCACAACCGGGCAGCTGTTTAATAGGCCAGTGGGCAAAAACAGCTACAGCAGGGCGCTTAATCGGTGCGGTTGTATCGGCAGCGAATCAGGCGCTTGCAACCTGGACGGCAATCACTACGCCTAAATTCGTTGTGACACTTAACGGCACACTACAGACCGTCTCCCCTGCATCATTTGCCGGTGTAACCAATATCAACGGAGTGGCGAGCTTGATACAAACCGCCCTGGCCGCTTTGGTTGGCGGCACGACGTGCGTTTGGAATGCCAACTTTAACCGCTTCGAGATTAAATCAGGCACTACCGGCGCATCGTCAGCCGTCAGTTTTTTAAGCGTTCCCGGCACTGGCACAGATATAAGCGCCTTGCTCGGCATGACGGTGGCCTCGTCCGGCGCTTACTCAGTCGGCGGCATTGTCGCAGAGACGGCAGTTAGCGCGGTCGCGGCATTTGATAGCCAGTTTGGGCAGTTATTTTACGGGCTGTTTATTGCCGGTGCAGTTAATGCAGACCATCTAGCAGTTGCAGCGTATATCGAAGCGTCAAACACCAAACACGCCTACGGGGTTAATACGCAGGAAGGCGGCGTTCTATCCTCGGTTGATACAACAAACATTGCTTATCAGCTTAAAGCCTTGGGCTACCGCAAAACCTTAACACAGTATTCCAGCTCTCAGTTATACGCCGTCGTCTCGCTCATGGCGCGGATATTAACAACTGATTACACGGCCAATAAAACCGTTATCACGTTGATGTACAAAACAGAGCCGGGCGTGGTCGCGGAATCGTTGAACACTACGCAAATGACAGCCCTCCTCGGCTTTAACTGTAACGTGTTTGTAAACTACGACAACAATACAGCGATTATTCAGCCGGGAATCGTAGCCAGTGGGGACTTTATTGACACGATCTTTGGCGCGGATTGGTTGGCGCTGACTATTCAAAACTCAATTTACAACCTGCTTTACTCCAACCCGACCAAAATACCGCAAACCGACGACGGCAATAACATCATTGCTACGGGAATCGAAGCGGTATTGGCGCAATCAGTAGCAAACGGTTTAGTAGCTCCAGGATCCTGGACACAATCTGGCTTCGGAACACTGAAACAAAACGACTACCTACCAAAAGGTTATTACATTTATGCGCCGCCTATTGCCTTGCAAAATCCAGCCGACCGGGCAGCGCGTAAGTCGGTGACTTTTCAGGTGGCGGCCAAGTTGGCTGGCGCAATCCACAGCGTAAACGTGATCGTTTTTATTAATCGATAATCAGGAATAATTATGTCAAAAGTTTACAGTTTTTTAGATACAAAATGCGCGATTGTTGGCGTTGGAGGTGCCTTTACGCTGACTGGCGGCGCAACTGATGAAGGTATAACGATAGCGCCTAGAGCCGATAAAAATACGCTCGTTATCGGCGCTGACGGTTCGGGCATGCACAGCCGCCATGCTGACAAGTCGGCGAATATTTCAATTAAGTTGCTGAAAAATTCACCCACAAACGCCCTGCTCTCGGCTATGTATAATATCCAGGCCGAAACCGGCGCGGGTTGGGGCCAGAATACAATAGCCTTATCCTCAAGCGTCGGCGATGTAATCACCTGCACAGAAGTTGCATTCAAAAAGCAGCCGTCCGTTACCTATGGCAAAGAAGGCGGCATGAATGAGTGGGATTTAGAATGCGTTTCGATGACTGAGGTTCTGGCGGCGAGCATTATCTAATGGCAAGGGAATTTGACGTAAACGGAATCACCTACAGCTACAACCCACTGGATACGCTCACCCAGCTTTTCGCGTGTCGGAAAACAGGAATATTTTTCACCGCATTGGAACATGGTTATCCCTTGCTCGATGTGATGTACGACATTCCACAAGCCGACTTGCAGCCGGTCATCTTTGCGGTTATGCCTTTCGTAACGCGGAAGGATGGCGGCACCTGGGCGAAGATATTTAACACTGATGCAAAGATGTTTTCCTACTCAGATATTCGGGCCTTTGATTCAATGAAGATTTTAATGGAGGTTCTAACGGAGTATGTTCCTCCTTTTTTGGCCGACGTGCGCCTGTGGGAATCCGCTATAAGAGCGGCAGCGATCCCGACAGAGCAAGCATAGACGAAGAATTTTTATTAAGGCCGGTAGCGGCTGGGATGTGTAGCTACATGGATTTAAAGAACGGCAATTTAACCCTGTTGGATATTGCAATTATGAATGATTTTCTGGACTGTCAGGAGTGGAATAAAAGGTAATGGCATCAGAAACACTCCAGGAATTTATTGTAAGGGTTCGATATTCCCAAGATTCAACAGAGCAAAACAACATGCTAGGCGGCATAGCCTCGGTAACCGGCTCAGTCATGAAATTGGGCGCGGCAATCCTGGCAACAGGTGCAGCGGTAGCCTATGGGACAAAAAAATACGCTTTTGCGTTTAACGATTTATCTCAAGCCGCCTCACGAATGAAGATGGGCGTGTCAGACTTAAAAAGCATGACAGCCGCCGCCAGTGAGTTGGGTAGTTCGGTCGAGTCGATGAAAGGCAGTATGGAGTCCTTCGCAAGCTTCCAGCGTCGAAACCCTTGGGGCTCAGTCGATTTTATGCGCTCTATGGGTGCCGACGTAGAACTGAAAGACTCCAACGACGTGAAGCTTAAAAAGCTGTCGGAGGCCATGCAATCGCGTAACGAATCAATGGGCGAAACCGCAGGAACACAGCTAAATTTATTGCAGGGCCAAAACCTGGGTATTGCTGAAAATGATCTCCTGGCAATGATGAAGCCGGGTTGGTCCGGACTGGTAGCCAAACACAACGAAGCCCAAAAAACTAACAACTACGACGAAACCGCACAACTTGCAAACAAAGCCGTGATTGCACTGGATGACGCGGATTTACATGTAGACGCGGCAAAGTCAAAGCTTATGGTGCCAGCGCTAGAGGCCGGAACTAAAGCGGTCGATAAATTCAGCGAGCACATAGACAGTGTTACAGGGAAATTATCAGACCTGGAAGATGCCCTTTCAATACCGGACTGGATGAAGAAGCTTCAAGGAAATCCGGGCGATCCTCCGCCAACAACAGGCGGCATGATGGAGGCTGCGGGAACAGTTGCGGGTTCTTTCTTTTCTGGCGTAGGTAACGCAATGAGCGAGGCGTTCGGCAATCCTGTCGAAGCCAGAAAAAAACAAGCGCTCGAAAGCTTTAAGGCGCACGGCGCAACAGCGCAAGAAGCATCGGGAGCAGTAGCCAATCTCATGGCTGAAAGTTCGCTTAATCCTAATGCCATTGGGGATGGTGGCAAAGCTTACGGTATTATGCAATGGCACAAAGATAGACAAATGCGCTATGCGGAAAAATACGGCCACACCATGCAGGATGCAGCAAAGGAAATCAAACTTTTAGAGCAGCTTGATTTTTACGAATGGGAAAAAATCGACAAGGGCGGTGACCAAATATCTGGATGGGATAGGGCAAAGTCTTCCGGGAAAAGCGCTAGAGAATACGGCGAGGCCATATCGAGGAACGTAGTTAGACCTGGATTAACCCCGGAAGCAAAAGACAGGGAAGCGACAAATCGCGGCCAGGATGCAGACAGGATAAGCCACAGTAGCTTGGTTATGAATGTTTACGGGGTTAGTGATGCTCACAAGGTTGTTGCTTTAATGGAAGAAAAAGGCGCTAAAGTCAGTCAAATGAACTCACGCAACCAAGCGGCAGGCACGCGATGAATGCCTTAGCTTTGGGCATTGGCGGGGCGCTGGTCGGCGGCGTGGCATCGGGACTGATTAACGGCGTTCTTGGCGGCTCAGCAAATTACCGATTATTTTCAAATAAGAACTTCTCGATAGCCATACCCTGCTCTATCCGGGAGCGTCATTCTGATGTTTTGACTATTACCGATCATCCCGTTGAAATTGGCTCTAAAATCAGCGATCATGCCTATTTAAATCCACAACGTGTAGATATTGAGATTGTTTATGGTTCGGGTCAAATTGATTCGTTGGTCGACATTTACCAAAAGTTTACGTCGTTACAAGCAAGCCGCGAACTGTTTAACATTGTGACCGGGAAGCGCTCCTATCGGGATATGCTGATTGAGGTCATCGAATGCACTACTGACGCGAGAACAGAAAACCTGCTGCGGCTTAATCTACATTGCCGCCAAGTTATCATCGTCTCTACTCAAATCGTACAGGCTGACTCAAAAGATCAGGCCAACGCAAAAGACACAGCAGCGCCGACGCAAAAAGGCACGGCGCAAACCTTCCCGTTAAAAGATCAATCTGCTATTAAATCGGTGCCATTATGATAATTTCAGAAATCCCCTTAACGCCGGAATCTCAAATTGTACGTGTAACAATCGGCGGCATTAAATACGATTTAACCATCATCTGGCGCGGTACGGGCTACGTGCTGGACATTACCGACAATCTAGGCAATGCCGCTGCTACCGGACTTTCGCTTGTTACCGGATCTGATCTGCTGGCACAGCTTAAGCACTTGGGTATTGCCGGAGCCCTGGTCATAATTTCCGACGGTGACGCGAGCCTTAACCCGGCTTATGAGGCACTTGGTATTAGTTCGCATTTATGCACGGTTATTTAGCATGAGTCAGCAGTGGATTAGGAAGGTAAAATTATTATTCGGGTCAAAGGATGATCTGCTCGACGTGTCGAGTCTGCAATTCAAATTTCAGACGACGGCGCAAACTATCGAGTCGCTTGGAACTCTTCAACTTCGGATATTTAATCCGGCGCCTAGCACGATAAAAAAAATAATTGATGAGGGCTCAAACGTATCATTAAGCGCTGGCTACGCTGGCTCATTCGGCCAAATATTCGGCGGCGATATTATTCAAGTGCGAACCGGGCGCGAAAATGGAACCGATACTTACCTAGATATAAGCGCCACCGACGGCGACAAAATTTATAACGAAAGCTTCGTTAATGCCACGATTTCCGCAGGAACCAGTAAAGCGTCACGACTACAACTTATAGCCAAGCACGGAAAATTTGACTTTTCTAATCCACCAGAAGTTGACGATGACGATTCAAAACTGCCACGCGGAAAAGCCTTTTTTGGCATGGCGCGAGATCACTTACGACCTTTATGCGCGATGCTTGGCGCAGACTGGACAATTAAAGATGGAAAAGTAAAAGTATTATCGCGCGGCAGGTTGCAGCCGGGAGATGAAACACTCTTAACTTATGAAACAGGATTGATCGGCATACCTACGCAAACAATGGAAGGGCTTACTCTTAAGGCACTACTTAATCCAAGCCTAATACCAGGTGGTGTGGTTAATATTGATAACACCAGCATCAACAAATATCAGGTCGATTTAAGTTACGGGGCTGGCGCAAATTATGCGCTCATACCTCCGCTTAATAATGATGGAAAATATAAGATTTTGTATGTTGCGCATTCTGGCGACACGCGCGGCCAAAACTGGTACACCGACATCATAGCCATGGGCACAGAGTTTTTAACGCCCGGCGCTCAAAATAAATACGCCACTTACATTTTATATTGATATGGATCAGAGACAGCTAGTTGGGGATCAGCAAAACAACGACCGACTAATGTTAAGTAATCATCAGTCCCAAATGTGGACAGCGATTCCCGGCATCATCCAAAGCTTTAACCCACTGCACATGACCTGCACTGTTCAGCCGTCGATTAAGGGCCGCACGTTTATTGCTGGCACCGTTGCTGATGTTAATTTGCCATTGCTGGTAGATTGCCCGGTGCAATTTCCGGCTGGTGGCGGCTGCTCACTGACG